GAACGCAACGGTTATACAGCTTTTCCATTTCCTCCCGCATGGTATCCCGCCGATGCAGGGCAACGTCAAAAGCATTCGCCCGCTGCTCGTTCGTCTCATACACATTGTTTTCCAGATCGGAATAAAATTTTTCCATGCAGAGATCGTCGGCCATATCCCAGAACTGGCCCATGTGCAACCTCAGATACCACTCACAGGCGGTCTTTACCGCTTCCGCCACCGGTCGGCTCATGGTGATTGTCACTGTTTCCACTTCCGGCACGGTTTTTTTCTTCTCCATGACTATCCTCCCTTGCGCCGGGCCAGTTGTTCCGCTGGCCGTGTTCAAACTTCTTCGCCATTGCTGCCACCTGAATTGCTTCGACAGCCAGATTTACTGCGGCTTCCTGAATGGCTTTGAAATCGTCTTTCGGCACAGTCTGGTTTGCCTTGACCATGTTCCACATCCGGGTTTCGATGTAAAGTTTCAGCGGCACAATCGCCCGTTCCGCTTCTTCCAGCTCTTCCCGAACAACATTCTGTCCCTCGTGCGGGCTGGCGAACTGGGGGAAGCGTTTGTTTGCTGCTTCCAGCTCCTTGTTTACCAGACGGCGAACATCTTTTCTTACTGCGTCCATTATTTTTTCTCCGTTTCCAAATTTTCAAGTTCTTCTTTTGGCACTTCAATTACCGGCCCTGCAAACGCAAACGGAATAAATGCCGGGTGCTGCATTTCTGCATAAAATTTACCTTTTTGCACAGCTTCTTCCCAGCTTTTCGCCGCGATTCTATAACCAACTACCGGTGCTGGTCCCGGTGAATCTATGTGCTCTGTCCCGCTAAACATCACATCGTATTCTTTCTCGACCGTCGGTTCTTTCTCGATCAACTCCACCACGGCCAGCATTGCTTCTTGATATGCGAGAAATTCCTTGCCTTCATATTCGCAGCCTTTTCCCGTCGTGTCGATCTGCTCCAATAAATGCTGCTTACTTATCATTTCGGCCATGTTTCTTCTCCTGCCAGCATTCTTCTTGCACAGAACTGGTTATAGCAGTCCTTGCACGAATACCGCTTCCAGACAATTCCGTCCGTGTTTTCTTCTCCACAATAGACCATTGGCCTACCGCAATTCTGGCATATCGGCCACTTTGGAGCAGGGCGCGGAACCACATTTGCCGCCGGTTCCTTTTCCAGAACAGACACAACACCGTCATAGATTTGCGATATTCTGATTTCCGGCGCGGGACCGGTTGAAAACGGATTGCTCGCCGCTTCCGCGACTTCACTTCTTTTCTCGCATTTTAGCCGTTCGATCAGCTTCGTTGCGTTGATGTACTTATCCGGCATTTCTCTTCCTCCGCTCAGAAACGCTCTATTTCATTCCAACAAACTACCAATCAGCCAGTTTCCCGCCTTTACAGCAGCGTTCAGCCAGTAAATCACCCATTGCGTAACGCCAACGGTCGTTCTGTGCAGAATCGACTTTTCGCTTTGCTCCTTTAGCTCCTTTTTTTCCTCGATTCTAGTCGCGCTCAAATACCTGTAACTCTCTTTGAGATTCCGGTTATCCTCCCGTAATTCAAAATTTTCAGCCGCTAGTCCGTTCACGGCTTCTTCAAGAACTTTATTTCTCTCGGCCAAAAATTCTGCATCTTCGGCGGTATACGGCGGACATATAACTCTGCCGTAGATTCCGGGTCTGTTTCTCATTCTGCGTTCTCCTTGTCGTTGAATTTGAACCCCCGAAAGTCGGCAACTCCATAGCTTCCATCCCTGCACGGGTGACAAGCGTAGATTGTCGGTTCCATGACCTCTTCCGGTTCTTTCAAGTCAACCGCTCTGCACATGATTTTCATTACAAAGCTACGGTTACTTTCTTCTCCGCTGGTAGAGCATTCCACAAATTCTTCACCGCACAAGCGGCATTTGTATACTGCATCAAACATCTTCATTGTTCGCTTCGTTCTCCACTTCATCCGTCAGATTATCGAATGTCTGTTCATGCTCTTCCGGTTCGCCGGTGTGAGTTTCAGCCAGCATAGCGACCAGCTCTTGCAGTGTCGCTTCTGCATATTCGTTCAGGGAATAAGACGTGACAGCAGCGCGTACTCTCATACCATTTTTTACCACATAGTACGTTCTTCCGTCAGCGCGTTTTCTTTGATAGTAGCGGATAAACCCGTTGTTCTTGATTTCATCCTCAACCGGTGCAAGCTGCGACCAGCAGATAAGGCCGACCATGTGTTTATCTTCCGTTGTGACCGGGATAAGGATTTCTCCCATGTAGTAAATGCCGACGGCCATTTTCTTTACTTCTACTTCGCCCTTAACCGTGTCGTCCAGATTGAACCCCTCAAGATCGCTTTTGTATGCGCAATCAAAATCGTTGTAGACCACCTTTTCGATCATGGTATCTTCGCTGATTCCCAGCAGCGCACCCATTTGGCTGCGGTTCAGCGGGAGCGGGAAGCCTGTCGCACAGTAGATAGCCGATGCTGTTCCAATATAAAAGTCGTCGCTCTTGATATTGTGAAAGACGTTGCACACAAGCTGTCGTTTCACCATCTTTGTAACTCCCGAAAGTTTCATATTCAAACCACCTTTCTGATAACTGCAAACGGCGCATATCCGGGAAACTGTTCATCTGCGGATTTCTCCGCCGCTTCACCGGCTTCGCGTTCCGTTTCCGCTTCAAATTCCTGTCCGATGATGATGCACGGCGCAGTCACGCCAGCACCATTCCAACCGGCAACGCTGATGTAGTACCTGTTCACAAGTCCCGCACCTCCGTTACACTGTCCACTTGGATTTTCTGGTACTGCGGGTAGTACAGGGCCGCTTCTTCTTTTGCCTTGTCCGCTGCGTCAAGTGCTTTCGGTGCTTCTATGCGGTACGGCAGATAGGCCGGTGTTTCCTGCCTATGGCGGTTTGCGTTGCTTCTTGCTCTGCTGCACCGCAGCATGACTAAGTATTTCGGCATTGTCCTTTCCTCCTGTTAGTTTCGGGCATTTCCGGGCTTGAACCGGTATGGGCCTGTCCCCATGCTCACAGAATGGAGCCGCCGCGCCGGGCGGCTCCGGTAGGAGAAAATCAGTTGATCCCGTTGATGATGGGAATACTGCCATCACCGCCAACGTATGTAGGCAGTTCGCCATTCCAGAGGGAATCGACGTTTGTGATCCGGTAGTATTCCAGCAAATTGCTATTCAGGCTGTCATTGAGGGCGCGGTTTGCTTCCGCTTTCTTTTCGGCAACGTACAGCTCCGCGTCCGCCGCAACCTTGGATTTCTCCGCTTCTGCATTGGCCGCGATCAAATCAGCGTCCGCCGTGGCCTGTGCTTCAACACGACGTTTCTCTGCATCGGTTTCCGCCTTTTCCTTTTCCTGCTGGGCCTTTACTTTGGCTTCAACGGCATCCGTAAAGGTATCGGTGAAGTCGAAGTTGGTGACGCTGATATACTGCAAGTCAATGTTGTACTCTGCCAGTACTTCCCGCAGCTTCGTGTCCATCTGTGATGCAACGGCATCCCGGTTCGAGATAAGACTGCTTGCATCGTAGTGGGCGACCACGGCCTTGACCGTTTCCTGCACACGGGGAGTAATCAGAGTGTCCTCGTACTTCTTGCCGACCGACTTGTAAATCGTCATGGCATTCTGCTGGTTGATCCGGTAGCCAACGGCAACGCTCGTGGCGACTTCCTGAATGTCAGAACTGAACGCCGATAAATCCATGTTCATTTCCTGAACACGATTATCCATCTTGACGATAGACTGCCACGGTGACTTGAACACCACACCAGCGTCCTTTGTGCCATCTTCGACTTTGCCGAACGTGGTCACAATGCCGGTGTAGCCGGTGGGGACGTAGGACACGCAGGACACACCGATCATGATAACGGCGACCACGCCGGGAATAAATGCTGCGGCCTTGCCCTCTTCGGACAGGAGCAGAACGGCCAGCGCAACCAGCGCGGCCAGCACTCCGATGATGAAAAAGATCATATTTCCTCGCTTTCGCTCATGTGCTTATGTACGGGCGAAAGCTGCGGTGGGGTCTGATCGTGGGAGGTTCGGTTTCCAGTTGTTTATAAAAAGCTCACCTGCCCCTCAATGTTTTTCTTCTTCGGTTCTCTCGGTCTATACTTTTTGTTCTCGTCCAGAACGTCCACCGGGTTGAACTCAAAGTGCTTGCACTTGTTCGGATTTCTTATCTGCTTGCCCTCTCGCATTTCGTCTTTTGCTTCGCAGTAAATCAAATCGTCGTCATTCAGAACCGCCAGAGAACAATACCGGCAATACTGTGTCACTCTTTGCCCTCCGTAAAAATATCAGTGTACTTCGTGTACACCTTGCCATTATGGAAGTAGAGGTTATGATCGCACTGGGTAATGTACCACCAGAGCTTCTTGTGGTACTCCGTCAGCAAATCGTGGAGGTGGTAGGTTTCCTTGTAGTTTTCATCTACCCGCTGGCGGAAAGAAAGTTCGTCAATCTCTTTGCTGCCCGCCACATAACCGGCGATGAAAAGCACATCCTGTTCGGTCATATTGTCGTCAACGACAAATACCACGCGGACGATCTCACCGAACTTTCTTTTAACGTGGAGCAGATCGTCGAATTTATGGACGTGGTACACCACCCGTTCAAACCAATTAAGCGGGAAGTCTTGCACTTCCGGGCTATCCGGGAGATAGCTCGTGTGCATTTCCAACTTGACGTTTCGCCGCTCTGCCGTGTGGAAAAGACCCTCGTAGAATGACCAATGCTCTTTCCAATGGAACAGCGGATCGCCACCACCGGACACCGAAACCCACTCCGGCCTTTCCTTGCAGAGCACCTTGTTGAGCGGTTCCTGTGTGCTGAAATTGTCTGTTTCACTCATTTTCAGCCCATTGTTTCTTACGATGCACTCCGGGCAGGTGTAATGACAGCCAAAGTTCGTAATGATGCTGACATACTTTCCGGGGTTTGCGTTGACGCAGCGCATCGGCGTAATTGCTTTTTCACTTTTCATCTTGTTCACCTATTTCATTGCCCCATGCGTCCCATCCGGGCGACCGCTGGCGGGCAAAAAGTTCTATCCTCGGCACGTCACCCAGCAGCTTCACAATCCGCCGTCTTGTTTCTTCTGGCTTCTTGCTGTGTTCCTCTACTGGGGACTCTATAACTTGATGTACTGCATGGTTCTTGATCTGCGCCGCCGGTTTGAATCCGGGTGTTACTCCCAGCAGGCAAATCTCGGCGTTCGCTCGTGTATACGCTCCCATGCCCCAAAAGTTTGTGTTGCTCTTCCGGTTCTTCTTGATCCACACAAAGGCACAGGTCTTATACTCGAACCCCCATGCTTCCATGACGCGCAGGGCATCGGCTATCTGTGGGAATGTCGCCCACATGAAGCACACCGCCCCCCCGCAAGGTTTTTAACCGGCATGGCGCATATATCATCCGTCGTCATGGTGTTATAATGCTGCGCTGCATTGCCCCGGCTCTTTGGGCCGGTTCCGCACTGGCGATATGACCACGGAGGATCAGCATAGATCACGGCGTATTTTTTATCTGGCAAATTCATTTGTTTTTCCTCTGGTAGCAGGTGGCACTCCGCAGGATGCAGGTCGTGTCCGCGATCACCGCTTTGTCGTCCCAGTATTCATCTGCGCCAACTTTGCGGGAATCGCTGCCCCACGCTTCGATCCACTCTGGCAAGCTCTGGTTCACGGCATCAAAGTTCAGACCCCACTCTTTGCAGGCTGTAATAGCCGTGTCCAGTTCCTTGCCCGCCCTGCAAGTCCACAGGATCAGGCCAGCACCCGCCGCTTGTTCTTTCTTGGCTTCCTCGATAACGTGCCAGTTTGGTTCCCCGATCTCCGGGTATTTGCTCTGGCAAATGCACCCGTCAAAATCAATGGCTATCGCCCTGCGCATTTCGTCCACCCTTTCTTTTTCTGTTCAGTTCAGCAAGGTACTGCTTCCGAACATGGATTGCGATGTGCTGTGGCAAGTAATTGCGGTAAATCTGCGCACAGCCCTGAAACTTGTAGGCGTTGTGCGCGATTATCAGAACTCTTATCCCCAGCATCCTTTCTTTTTCCCGCGCTTCCATCATACCGGAAATCATCTTGTAGAAATCTTCATCTTTCACAGCTCTTCCTCCATCAGATCGTCCATACTCAACTGTCCGTTTATGTTATCGTCCTCCATCCACCAGCGGAATACATCTTGACCGGTTTTCCAGTCATCAGTCGCAAAGCGTTTTTCTTCGCGCTCAGCTCGCGCCTTTCTTTCTTCCAGCATCCTATCGAATGCGGAAATATAGAGTTTTTCATACTGCGGCCAGCGTAGGAACTCCCGCTGCCTGCCCCCCCTAGTTGCCAGAGGACAGCCAATGCAGCCGACACGTTTCCAGTCCTCGCAATAAAGAGGATTCATCGGAAGATGCTCGGAGCGGGCAAAATCCCAAACATCATCGTCCGTCCAGTCAACGATGGGGTTTACGGTCATTTTCCCTTTGACGTTGCAAGTTTCAAAAAGCTGCCGCTTTTCATCGTTATCAGACATCAAGATGATGCGCTTTTCTTTATCGCGGTGCGCCAGCTCCATCACGCCGCGACTATTTTTACGCCGGGAAGATTCAGCCCAGCGAACGCCGGTAGCGATAAATCTATCGCGGCCAGTATTTTCTTTGAGAACGGCGCAGCAATACCGTACAAGTCTTGTAGGCGGCATCAGCTTTTGCGGAATCAGCGTCCACATGGACACAGGCTTGTCCTTGTAGCGTGGCATGACGATGGAGCATTTGATTCCACGCTCTTCCATCGCCTTGAACTGCTCTCGGATGAAATAGACTGTTTCTGGCGCATCTGCTGTGGTGTGGCTGTTGACCACCTCAAAGTTGATTCCGGCACGTTCAGCCAGTGCCACAAGCACTTGCGAATCCTTGCCGCCAGAGTATGTGACCATCAACGGTTTCTTGTACCGATGCTCTGAAAGCCTTGCAGCGTCCTGCAACCTCGCAATGGCAAGCTGTTCTTTGTCCATTACTCTACCTCTCTTATGACCCACACCCGATGTTCACCGTACCCGCTCCACGCCAGCGCGTTCTCATGGGTATCAACAGCAACATCAAGGTGCGTTCCCTGCACTCCCGCGCCCTTGTCCTGCACAATGCGGATGCCCACATTCTCAATGTACAGAACCGTTCCATACGGAAAGATTGACTGATCTGCCGCCACGGTTACGCCCGCCTGTATCGGCTGGCCGCTGGCTGTGATTCCGTGACCCTCTCCGCAGATATGCGGGTATTGCTCGGTGCAGTAAGCCGTGCAGAAAAACACTCCTGCATCTTCCAGTTCAACTTTCCCATCGGCCAGAGCATCAAGGCGAAGCTGCATAGAATCTATAACCTCTTCGTCCTCTACTGCCCGGTCGATCCAGTGCTGCGCCCGGCTTGCGTAAATGTCCCGCTGCGCTTCAAGGTCAGCGACCCGGCTTTTCAGCGCACCAGCCTTTGCGCAGTTGATGATTTCAGCGGCGCAGACCAGAGCCAGAATCGCTTTATCTCTTCTCGTCACTGTTCCACCTCTTTGGATTTGATCGCCAGCCACCACAGCGCGGCGTGAAGCGCATACTTCGGGCAAGCCTGAACCGTTGCCATGCCTGCCACGATCGGAATCGCTTCTTCGATTTCCTCTTTCTTCGGCATCGACGCAAGATCAAACCTCGCCCGTGCCACCTTTTCCAGAACCCTGATTGCATCAACGTACAGCACGTTCTCAACCTCCTATTTGATTTTTTCTATCCTTGTCACGGTAATCTTTTCATACTCGTGGCGGTGGAACTTTTGGATTTTGCGGCGGGCGTTGTACTCTGCTTCGCTCTCACCCCAGCCGTTGACGCGGATCGTGTGTACATCCGTTTCGTCAGCGGTGCAGCAGACGACAACTACTTTGTATCTCTGCATTGGCTTTCTCCGTTCAAGTTTCTTGTGCGGATGGTCGGGATCGAACCGACCTTTCGGCTCAGAGTAACATGGGAGCCGTTCTTCTCCATTGCGCATCCGCATAATAGAC